TCCACCTTGTATCATATCTACTGGAAAGTGGTCATGGAATTTTCCGTCAACGATTTCGTTACAAGCAGTACATATTGCTTTATGAACTTCGTCAGATATTAATCCAAGTTTATGATTAGCCTCTGCTGCTGCATGCTTAACCATAGCTAAAGCCTTGATGTAGTTAGGATAATGTCCTAATTTAACACCTGTGATATCTTGAAAATTTTCAATTGCACGTAGAGTTTGTACTCCGTAGTATGCATCTTCAGAAACTTCTTTGTTTCCTAATAAGTCGTGTTCAATACGAGTTTTCATATTCGAAACTGTTTTATTGGTAAATTTATTCGCATTCTTTATACCGGCAAATGTATAAAAGGAGTTATAATTTAACGAATATTTAAGAGTTTTTTTTCTCTATGTTAATATGTTAAGTTAAGAATATATTGTTTTAGCCTAGTCTTTTGAGGTTGTATTCTTTGCCTGATAAGCATTTAGCAAGTAAGTGTGTAAATATGTTAAATTTTAGGATGTTGTAAAACATGTAGGGGACAAAGTCCCCTTTTTGTATGTCGTATTTATTCGAAATCGTGTGCGCTTTCTTCAACTTCTGCTAAAGGTTTAAGATTTTCAGGAATATCTTCTTCTTCATTTTTAAAGTAAGGATATACATCTATTATGTTTGTATCTGAAATAGAAGCAATCTCATAAGGTACAATATATGTACTAAAGCTTTTATCTAAATAAACTAATGCGGTATTTATATCTTTGGCAGCAACCAGAATATGTTGATTTACTCTTTTTTCTTTTCCTGTTAATTCATCTGCATCAATAATGGCAATCTTGGCTTTATACCATCTATCATCATTCTCGTCTTCTGATGGAACTATTTCTGCAACATTAGACTTTTTAAGAGTAAAAGTAAACGCACTACATCCTATGCTTTCCATTTCAAGATAAACTCTTGTTTCAGCATCCTCATAAGTAACGGCATCTATTAAATAACCTTCCGTTACTTTAGTTTCTTTTCCTTTATCGTTAATAACTACACGTTTTACAGAAGCCTCATACCATTGTTTTGTTTTCATTTTTTTCATATCTTCTTTTGTTTTAATTATTATACTGCAAATATATACTAAAGTTTTGTACTTTCCAAATTATTTTGGGATTTTATTAATCTGCTTCTCTATTCCTCTAATACGTATCTTATAATACCACTTAATAAGAAAGCAAGATGCTTGATGTTTCTCGAATTCTTTTCTCCAAATCACACACAGGCAACTAAGATAACTTAACTGCATCGTACGAGCTAATGTAGTTTGAGTTTTGCCGCCACCTCTATTAATACCGTAAAGAGTGATGTTATCTAGCAGAGTATCACATCTTTTTTCTATTTCTTCTATTTCTTTTCTTTTTTTCATTTTTTCTTTCTTTAATTATTATTAATATACTCTAACTGAGAGCGAGTTAGCACGATGCGATATAAGTCGCTATGTTTCAAAATACCCAACGAATCTTTTAATGTGTTTCCAGTGAGTTTAGAATAAAACAAAATAGTATCACATCCAATTTCAACAAGAGAATCATTGTGCTGGGTTGAACAAGACTCTATTAATAACTCTTTTATATCTTTTATAGTGTTGGCTTTTGAACATTCCCACACAACTACAGGCTCGTTTTTTGATAGGGGAATATTCAAAATAAACCCATCTCTCAAGCCTTCTTTCCAATTGTCTTTTAACGGACGACTGCCATCTGGAAACTTTCTTCTTTCAAACAACTTTTTTAACCATTTCATATCTCTTTTATTTTAACTAGTTCTTTTTACGAATTCTTTAAATGAGCCTCTAGGTATAAATTTCAATTGGTATAACATCGCAAAACATTTGCTACTTTGAACGAACAAACCACCTATTGAAACACAAGCGCAAAGCGTAGGATATTCATATCCATAATCCTCTGTATTAACAGTTTGAAAAAGACTAACGCTATTGTATCCATAATTAATAGTATACATAGGTTCATTATCACAAGTTGTCTTTTTTAATATATAATCATAAATACCATCAGTCACACGATAAATACCATTACTCAAATTAACCAAATCTCTTCTTTTCATATTTTCTTCATATTACTTTTTAATTCTACCACATCTTTCACACTTATACATAACTATACCAACAGATGCAAACACAGCCCCTATACGATTGTATCTATGAACACAAAACATCTTTTTAAAAAAACTTTTAATAAATAACAAAAAATCTCCCATCATATCTTCTTACTTTAATATATCTACTAGAAATTTATAGAATTCTTCTGATTGTTCTTGGAAAGGTTTGTTGTAGTCATAATATATCTGTTCCTCTATGCTGTTTTTCCACACAAGTATGGTTGTTCCAAAAGCTTTTTTGGTGTGCATTTCTAAATACGGATCATTAGGTTTTGTTTTTATGGCTAATATTATATGTTCTAAATGTATATCTGAGCCTAATATGGAGTCTGAACTGAAACGACTTTTTAATACAATTTTCACTCTACCATCTTTTAATCTAAAACTAGCACACTTGTTGTCACTCTCTAGTACTTCAGTTACTTCGTTCGCAAGCAACACTTTGCAACCTTCTTTCAGCTCTTGTAATTCTGGAACTAATTCTCTTATTAACTCTTCTGCTTTCTTTTTCATACCCTTATATTTAATTACATTTACAAACATAAGAAACATTTCTCAATAAAACAAGAAATCCCCAACATTTCTGCTGAGGATTGGTTTATTTATAATGATTCTACTTTGCAAAATACTCATCTAATATCTCATTAGCTCGAATACCAGACATTCCTACGGTTTTTTCATCAGTAAGTCTTTTTTCGTTAATAAAAGAACACATCTCTTTATAAACGGTAGGGCGTACTTCTATTTTAGGCTCGTTTGGATTTCCAGCACATGTACCTTCCTGAGATTTAATAATATCCAACGTTTCAGTAATTACATCCTTTGGAGGTTCTTCCTTTGCAGTTTCAGCTTGTTTTGCAGCTTCAGATAGATTATATTCATCCTCTAATTTCTTGGCTTCAGTTTGCGCTATTTTTAATTTCTCTGCATCAGAAAGCGTATTAGTGTTTTTCGGTTCAGTCTTAATCTCGATATAAGGATGATAAGAAAGAATCTTAGACACACAAAACAAAAAGCCTTTATCTTTAATTATCCCCTGATTATTAGCTATAATATAATCATCATCACCAAAGACACGAGATACTTTAGCTATACAGGGTTTTTTCGTAACTTTACCTTTTTCTGGAAGCTTTTTTAGCCCCATAAATTTTAATACTTCTTTTAATTCCATTCTACTTTATATTAGTTACTGTTTGAATTTCTAATTCTTTTTCTGCCTCTTCCCTCATTCTATCTACTTCATCTGGAGTGGCATATTCATTTATTTCCTGAGCAGTTCTAGCACTTATTGCACCTGACTGCCTTAGGAACATTATCTTTTGAGCCATTTCCATAGTGTTTAAAGGAACATAAATATCAATCTCAGATATTACATTAAGTTGCTTCATTTTAGTTGATATTGCGTACTCCATACCCATAGCCTCCATTGTGATAGATTCTATCTGATTAAGGAAATCATAATACAAAGGAGCTTTATCTTTAGCGTATTGAATTGCTGGGTTATAATAATTTCTTATAGCTGCACCAGTAATATCGCCACCTTTAAATTGTTCAGGATCTATAACTACAGTTCCAGTAAGGGTAAATAGTTCTTTTTTGTAAGTATCAAACTCAAACTTAAAACCACCACTTACTTCTTTTTGTGTTAACATACTAGCATTTGACCCCTCTGCCCCAATCATGGTTTTACCTTGTCTGTTTTTTGGCGGCAATACTTCTATATCTCCAGTTAAAAACATTATACCAAAAGCAAAATAAGCATTAGCCTCTCTATGATCCGATAAAGCACGTTCAATAGTATCAATAAGCTCTTGACCATCACCCCAAGCTACATCCTCATTTCTATGATAAGCCACAGGAACTTGCGTAAACCCATGAGAAACACTACTCACTTCTTTCCAATCTGTACCCAATCCAACTCTGTCTAGTATTTTATCTAAACGACTTATTGTGTTAACTCCTTTTTTGACGTAAGTTTTATATGTTTTATTGTTAATAATATCAACAGTATCAACACTCTTACCATTTATTATAGAATAATATCTACGTGCAAAAGCTTTTAGTGTTACCCCATCATTTTCATAAGTAGGGCATATAGAGTTTCCATCCTTATAAGACCAAACCTTCCATCTTAGCTTACCTTTTTTATCCCTAAAAAAGAAAATCGCAGAATCTCCAACATCCAATGCAGACTTAATGCCTAAATAAATAGCACCATGTATGCCTTTCAATCTTCTGTATTCTTTATATTTTATAAATAAATCATTGTCAGAATCTTTAGTAGCAGTTAATACAGGAGGATTGCCAACCAAGTGAACCGCCTGTCTCATAGAAATCATCTTCTGATATCCAATGGCTACTCTAGCTATTTTTTCCTCTCCTATAACCTTACCATCTTCATTATAGATAATTTTATCTGGATTGATTTTTTTATTATTTATCTTATGACTTCTAGGATCAAACTCAGCAATAAAATCATCCTGAGTAACCTCGCAAACCACTCTTTGAGGAGCAGATATTTCCTTATATGAATTAGCATCCACCTCTTGTGGCTCTTCAAGCCTAGTGGACGAAACTAATTCTCTTACGAAAGGTTTTTTCTTTAAATATTTCGATATATCTACCATACTACAAATATAGTTAAAATAAGGGAGAAGAAAAAATCCCCTCCCCTTATGTTATTTTATAAATCTTTCAACTAATGAAAGACCTATTTTCTTGCTTATCCAAAGTCTCATCATAACAGTTCCCAGTATTTCAGAAACTATAAACTTCAAAACTCCGAAAGATGGAATATAAAAAAAGCAGAAGATTCCTAAAGCAATTGTAATTATTCCAGCGATTGTACTTATTAAATTTTTATACTTCATATTTTGTTATTTTACTCCAGTTAATGTTAAACTTAATGATGTAGGCGTCATAACAGTATTAGCTATATCAGACTTAGCTTTAACACGAATAACGTCTCCATTTCTTAATTCTATGTATTTAGATATTGCCATCAATTCATACGCATTTGGTGTCGAGAAAGTATGAACACTCACACCTCTAGGTGTCATTTCATCGTTTATGAATAAACCATAAGTAAGAACAGCGTTCTTAGAAACCTTAACATCACTAGACCCTGTAAATAAATGAGACACATCATTGCACCCTATGTAGGTTAAATTATCATCAATGACATCAAACCCCACAGGAGTTGGAGATATTACCACAGTTCCATTTATTTCATACCATTCGTTTGCATTATCTAGGTTCGTAAAAGCACCTTCATCTATATCTAGCCCCACGTGAGAGAGTGAGGCTTTAACAAAAAAATCCAGAACAACACCTTCTAATTCATCAAAAGAACTATATAAAGAGTTATTTTCTTTAACTATATTAGACAATTCAGTTTCAGATAAAATGTCATATATTTCAAGAGTTTGTCTATTTTCGTCAAAAATAGGGAAATGAGCTACAGAAGATGGCATTCTTTTGACATTGTTCCTATCAACAACAAGTTTACCATCAGTGTTTAAATAAATTTTTACCATATTTAATTTTGTTTTAAATTTTTATTATATAATACAATGCCATCTCCATCAGACACAACCTTAGATATTCCATCCTGTAAAAAATCATCCAATGAAAACAATTCATCTGCACGCCATTTTAAAGGAAATCCATCATAATGATCGTCTGTTCTTATATCATCATTCCATATGTCTACATCAGTCTTTTTAAAGAAGGAATACACATTATCTTTTAATATATTATCATCAATAACCCCTCCTGACATGTCTACATAATAATCTGAGTTATTTAGAAAAGCAGAAGCTTCTATAATAACATCATTAGACACTAAAGGTAAAGCTACTTCGCCGTTTGGCTTGTTTGGAATAAAAGAATCACCTCTTTTTACACAACCTTTATCTAGCAACCACGTAGACCCTTCTTTCTTGTATTCAATAAATGCATTTGAATTAACTAAGTCCAAAACACTACCATCGGCATAAAACCCATAACCTAGATGAGGAATAGGAACAAACACTGTATCATTGAAGTTAATATCACACACGTTACCATTGAAATAATAAAGCCCATCAGCTCTAGCTCCCACCGTGTTGAATTTCAACTCCCCAAAAAGAGCATTGGTAATATCTCCAATAAAAACATCATTTACATATATTTTAAAAACAGACAAGCTCTCTCTTTCTATTCTCAGTCTATCAGAAACACTTGGTGTCGTAAAAGACACTGAAGCAAATTGATTGTTAGATATGATAAGAAAAGTAGAGCCATTATACCTAATTCCTTGTGTTGCTGAGCTAGATAAAAAATATTGAGTAGTATTCACTGCTGAAAGATCAATAGTTAACTCCATAAACTTTCCCACCGTAAAATCAAAACAATCAGATAAACACGAAATTTCACTATCAATCCCATTAAAACTAGACACAGGAAGTAACACATCAGCATTTCTACCACTAATGCTATCCACCAATAAACTCCCAATTCTCTGAGATAAATTACGAATAGGAACTATAGGAGAAAAAACCACATCTCCAGATTTGTTGTTAAAGAAATAAAACAATAAATCCTCCAATTCAAAAAAGCGCATATAATTTTCCCCATTATTATTAACAATACTAGAGAAGCTAACTTTATTTAAAATATTAGGAATTTCAATAGTTTGCGAATTTTCATCCACAATAGGATAATTCCATAAATAAGAAGGGTATCTTTTTACTCCATATCTATCTATCACTAATCTATTATTGTTATCTAAATAAATTTTTACCATCTTATTAATTTTAAATTATAAATAGCCTAACCCTTTTATTACTGGCTTTCCTTTTTTTCTACCTAAAGTATGAACAACACCATAAGCAAGTGCTTCCAAAAAGTCAGGTGAGTGTCCTAGTATAGACTTCATAGAATTAGATCCATTCTTGGGTAACATCTTAGTTTTACCAGCAGTGTCCATTATCTTAAGAGCCTTCATTTCGTGCATGACTATTTCTCTTAGCGTCAAAGAGCCTCGTTTCCCACAATCAAACTTCTTTTCTAACAAATTAGGTGCTATACTTAATTTATTGTCTTTCATTAAAGAACCAAATTGCCACATTAATTGAGATTTCAGCTTATCGAAACTGTCATCATCAATACATTTAGAGCCTGCATTGATTCCATAAGCTCTCTTATAGTCTTTAAGAATAGCCCCTACGCCTATTTCATCATAATAAATATTATCCTCTCTTATATTGTACCTATTCTTATAAGGCTCTACAAATGACTTAAAAGCTGATGGTGTATCAATTCTTAATTTAGCAACAACATCAATTACATGTAATCCATCCCATATCACAATAACAGCTTGGTCATTACCACCCATTGCAACATCAATAGACATATATTTCTGTCCTGTAGTTTGTTCTACGTTTTCAAAAAACTCTTCTATCTTATCAACAGAAACCATTGCATTACCATTAGTACGGCTTATATTCCAACAACCCAATATGTTACGTTGTCTATCTTCGTCAGTACCCATTGCAATATTTGCTTTATACATTGGGTCGGCGTCTGTTAATTTCTTGTTTTCTGACAAAGAACCTTCTATAAATACAAAATCTTTTATAAGCTGATCTGTTGTAGTCCATTCTTCTTCTACAACACCTTCGTTCATTTTTAAAAGAAGTCCATCCATAATGCCTTTACATTTGTGGTAAACTTCATCTTTAGAATTTCCCCAAACAACATCATCTACAGACTCTCCGTTTAAAAAGAAGTATCTAATAACACCATCTCTTTCTGGAATAACATAACCATCGTCATCCAAATACCAATCTACCCATTTCCTTAACCACGTATCACATGATGGATTACAACTTCCCAAAAACCTATTTCGCAACCCTTGTGAATTACGATTAGATTCCAAAAGTTTCTTTACTGTTGTAAATCTTATTTGGTCAATCTCATCAATAGCTATAAAAGGCATTTCAAGCCCCTTAAATCTCGACTCTATTATTTTAGTCGACTCATTATTTAATTGAGAGAAATTTATTTGAGATCCTGATGGAAATATAAATTTCTTACCAGAAAATCGCTCCTCCCCACCTAAACATGGGAATAGTATTTTAGCCTTATCCCACAACCCTCCGTTTTGCATAATATCATCTTCATTCTTCCTGAATATTGTACCAGTGAATTTAGGATTATGCACATCATATAGAGGATCTAACATCATTGCGTAAGATTTTCCCCCTCCTCGAGTCGATTCCCACCGAAGATTATGAAAGAGGCTTTTGCGGTCAACACCTTCTCTTGCATTCCCTTCTGTGGGGCATTGTCGTTGGGTTTTAATATGTTATCATCTAAATCTTTTCTTGTTAGCATATTTATGAATAAAAAAAGAGAAGTAGCTTTATGCCACCTCTCTTTAGGTTAATATTATTCCGTAAAGATACAAAAAAAGCATGAGTCTTACAAACACACCTTTATACTGTCAAACTCTTACCACTATACTTCTTGTAAAGCACTTTTTTAACTTCTGAATTATCTTCTAAAACATCAAATAATTTAATATAATCATCAAGAACACTCTCTCTAACCATTAACATATCATTATTCATATCTAGCTTTTTAATCATCTTGGGAAAACCAAAAGCGTTTGAAACAGCCTTATTAACAACAGTATTTGCTTTAATATAACTAATCTTTTCTTGCTTAAAGTCTTCTGGAAGCAAATGCTGTAACTGCTCCATACAATTCAACTGATGCTTTTTATCCCCAATTTTAAATGCTATATCTTTTAGGAGTTTTTCTATGCGTATAAAATATAGCCTATACTCCCTTCCTTTGTCGTTATTCTGCAACATTGCAATTTGCTTAGCACAATCTAAAGTTAAAGCATACTCTATCTTTGCAACTGTCTGATTATCAGACTCGCTAAATATAGCGTCACCTTTATAATTAAACTTAACAACTGTGTAATCAATATCTTTGATGAACCCATAATTTATCATCCTTTTTATCCAGTGAGAAAAATCTTCACCAATCTGACCACCTTTTGCCTCTTTTACTACACCACGATGTAAATCCCTAGCATTAACAACTTCATTGCCATTTTCATTCTTAACAACCTTAATTAATTCTTTCATTCTATAAATTTAGTTAATAATAAACAAAGATAACAAAAACAAA